ACCTCATGTAGATCGAATCCCATACGACGCAGCGCATCGCAACAGAACGTCACGAAGTAGGCGCACCAGGGTGGGCGCGCTGATGGCGTGCCCCCTGCAGTGCGGACGAAGAAGTCCACCTCTGGCCCTCGGTTGCTGGTGGTCTCCTTGGCTCCAAGCCACGACTCGGCGTAGCTGGCCAGGGCCTCGGGTACGATCTTGCTCATCTTGCCTCCCCAAGTGGTACGCCGAGTGCGTCCCCGCCGAACGGTGTCTCCACCGGCCTGGAGTGTGATCTTCCGACCTGTCTCTGCCGCCGCGCCCTCTCGTGCATCTCCTCAAGCATGCTATCGAAGGCGGCTGCGGCGTACTCCTTGAGGAACTCGCCGCGATCCTCCAGCACAAGCGCCTGCTCCTCGAGCGCGTCGGCGCGGGTTAGCATCTCGGCCGCTTCATCGTCTTGCTCCCTAAGTGGTACGCCGAGCACGTCCTCACCGAACGGTGTCTCCACCTCCGCGCCCTCACCCGTCTCCCGGAGCAGCTTTGCATCCCTCCTTAGCTTAGACGCCTGCGTCACGGCGAGCTTGTACCGACCATTGATTGTCCGGTCCCAGCCCACCACCCAGGCTTTTTTTAGGTCTTTGCCCGCGCGCGCAGTCATGTTGGCGGGGTTGTATAGGCGCACGTTGCGCGGTGCGTTGAACATGTGCGCCACGATCTTATCGATGAGCCCCTTGGCTTGGTCCTCAAACGGGAAGGGAGAGCCCATCTCCACCGCGACCTCGCCCCGGTCGACCTTGGCGAAGTACCTCCTAGAGGTGGCCGAACTCAGCAAGCCGTTGACCTCGTCCTCGAGCCTAGACACCTCCTCCGGGTTGTTAGCGTCGCGCGCCTCGCGGAGTTCCACTGAGCGGATAGACGCGAGCTCCATGTCGTCATCAGCCATGTGCTCGAGGCCCCCCTGCAGGGCACGCCTGGCACCACCCGGCAAGAGGATGCTCGCGACTTCGCGCGTGGCGTGGGCCAGCGCCTGGGGTGCGTTCATCTCGGACCCGAGCGTGACCGTGGCGATGCGCAACACCGCATCCGCGACTGCCGCACCACCCAGCCTGAAGCTCCGCATGATCCTGGGCGTGTCAAGCCCACCCATCCCCTCCGCATGTCCACGCTCGAGCGCCTGCGCGTCCCTCACATTCTTCTGCTGGTGCGGTGGCAGCTTGGCGATCTGCGCATCCGTCATCAGGCCGACCGGGTACTCCTGCCCCTCAAGCGTGGAGCTAGGGTCTATGTAACCAAACAGCTCTGGCAGGTAGCGCGTGCCTGTCTCAGCCAGGCGCAACCACCAGTCCAAGTCTTCAAACGAGTTGGCGTTCTTCACATCCCATACACTGTACGCGCCAGGCTCGCCGGTTGGCTTGATGACCTGTGCGCCGGGGTCCGCAGCCGAGTGCCCGCTCAGCCTTCGGAGCGTTGCGCTGTCTGAGTCGACACCCGCGTTCAAACCACCGATGGACGCGCCGACCTTGGCGCCGTGGGTGACCTGATCTGCAGCCCTCTTGGCCAGTACACGCGACGAGTTGGTGAACCCTCGCGGGGTTGGCCCGCTAAGCACCTCGCCCACAATCCCACGGCGCATGAACGGGAGCGTTGTTGTGCCAGACAGCCAGCCGCTAAAGGGTGAGCCGATCATATCGAAGAGCGGGATGTTGCGCTTGTAGAGCTGGATGAGCGGCAGCTCGGAGAAGTCCACGTAGGTGCCGAGCGTGGGCTCCATGGCCGCCCTGCTCACAATGGCCTGCATCTGCGGCGCGGTCAGCCGCTTGCCGTTGACCTCCATGTTGCTCATGCCTGGGATTAGATCGTCCCTCTTGATGGCGCGCACCTTCTTCTTCTTGCTCAGGTGGAACTCTTTGAACTCACCGTTGCGGAGCATGCCCCACTCCTCGAGGTGACGCCCCGTGTTCAGCATCCCCTCGTAGAGCTTCGGGCCGTTGTCAAAGTGGTCGAAGATACGGAACGCTGCGTCGGTTGATGCCTTCGCCCCGCGCACGACAGTTCGTCCGACGGCGCGCGCCGTCTCCGCTGCTACCCCTGCCGCCCCCTCCCTCTTCACCCTGTTGAACCACTCGAACATGTTCTCCTGGCCGAGGCGTGGCATGAGCTCTTTGCCCGCCTCGGCGTCCCCGGGCACCATCCTCTGATGCCTCATGTCCTTGCTGAAGGATGTGTCGAGAGCCTGCGATCGAAGGATGCCGTCGTACCACTCCTTGGGGTAGTGGGTGGGTAGGCCAGCCTTGAACCTGTAGAAGTCCATGATGGCATGCACAGCCTTCAGGGAGGCGAACGGGTCAGCGAGCTTGGTCGCTGCGCTGAGCGAGTTACCGACCATGGCGCCCATCCATGACGATGTGTTGAGCGGGACGCGCACCGCCTTCACCCAGTTCGCCATCCAGCGGGCCTTGGCTTGCAGGGAGTCAGACATGATGTCTGCCGGTAGCTCATTGATCCAGCCACGGTCATGCGCAATCCACCGCTGGGTGCGGTGCAGCGGCCCGTATACACTCAGCCTTGGGGCGCCCGGGGTGCCATCAGGAGCGATGGTTCGTATGTCGAGCGACGGGAGCCTCACATCACGCACCCCCGGCTGCGCCACGTCCGCCAGCCTGGACGAGTCCAAGGTGCCAGGAGAGGCGTCCTCCATCTTCTCCAGCCTACGCCTCAACCGAGACGGGAAGGCGCCCTCACGGGTGGGGTAGGTGGCGCCCTCGGGGATGCGAGCTTTGCCCTCGGCCACCAGGTCCAGGTGGGGGTTGCGCGCTATGGGGGGCAACTCACCCGTCTCCAGGTACCGGCCGATGAAGTAGTCCAGCTCTGCCTGCAGTGACGGCGGGTTCCGCGCCGCCTCTGCGGGGGTAAGGGTCTCTGGATGCCACTCGCTGAGTGCATCACCATAGGTATCACGCACGGCCTTCTGCCTGGCGCGTGTGCCCTCGCGCCTCATGTTGGCTTTGATCATCTCACCGCCAACGACGCGACGGAACCCTGGCGCCTCCTCGAGCAGGGGCGTCATCGCCTCGCGGACTACATAGAAGCTGCGCGTGCGACCGGCGGCGTCCACATACTCTATGACCGGCGAATCGATGGAGCCCTCGATGGCGTCATCGATCACGCGTGAGATCTCCTCCGCATACTTGCTTCGCATGTTGGGCTTGCCGGTCTTCTCCACCAGCGCCTCGGCAGCGCGAGGCACCAGCGTCTCCCTCATTGTCGCGATCTGTAGGTTGTTGGGCAGCCTGGCATCAATCGCCGCCTCATACGCTGCAGCAAGCTGCGGTTTGCTCACGGCTCCGGGGGTGAGCACGCCCTCTTGCCCGAAGACCTCGACGGCCTCGTCGATAATGCGCTCCGCAGCCTCAGACATGCGCCTCTCTGGCGCGAGCTCAACCACCTCCTCTGGCGCGTCCTTTGCTCGCTGCTTCACCTTCAGGCGACCGTCAGGCTCCAGCGTGTAGCGCACACGCTTGAACTTGTAGCCGAACTTCGATGGGTCCACGGCTGTCTCAGCCGCCACGCGAGGGTTGTGCTCAAGCAGCAAGGGGGCGTCGGGTGGTGGGCTTACATCAATGCGGATCGGCTCGAGAGGGGGTGACGGCTGAGACTCAATGCGCACGAGCGCACGAGAGTTCGGTATGGGCCCCCTTGCCCCCTTGCCCACCTGCTTGAGCGTGGGGGTGCCGCCCTCGAGCACCACCTCGTGACGCCCTGCAAGGTCCCGCTCCCCGCCGAACAGGCGCGGCTTGCGCTCAACATCGGCGGCGGCGCGCTGCTCACGGAGCGCCCTGACACGATGCATTGGGTCAGGGGGCACCTGTATCTGCGGCTCAGCGCGCGCCGCCTCCATCGCTGCGCGCGTCTCTACCACTTCTGGCAACACTTCGGGCGGCTCTAGTCGTGCGCCAAGCTCGGGCTCACCACGTAGTATCGTCTGCTGCGGCTGCCGCGACCGAACCACCGCGTCTGCAGCAGCCAATACGTCTCCGCCGGCATCTCGGATGAGAGCCTCAACCACCGCCTCGGGCTCAGGCGCATTCCTTGCAACCTCAAACAGGGACGCCAGCGCGTCCGCCATGGCAGCTTGCTCAAGTGGCAGGTTAGACCTTCCGCTGAACGCCTCCCCTGCCGCCGCCCTGAGCGCAGGTGCTGACGGGTCCTCCAGACGCAACCGGCGCCCCAATGCTGCCGCCTCTCTTGATGCCCCGTAAGGAACCGCCACATCAGGACCGCGTGGCGCCGGCAAGGCGAGCGGCTCACCAAGCGGAGCACCGGCTATGGCGGGGCCAGTGTCTATCCCGGCAGGGATCACATCGCCCTCAAAAACGCCTTCAGGTGGGGCGCGACGGGCCGCCATCGCATCCCGCACCGCCTGCACCTCTGGAAGCACTTCAGGCGCTGATGAGGTTCCGCGCAACACGAACCCCTGTGGCACCTGGGCGCCAGTCTCAGCAGCCAGAAGAGCGCTCTGCTCCTGCACCTGGGCCAAGATCTCTGCGCTGGTTGGCGCGCGCTCCTCAAAGCGCACCCTGCCTGGCCGTTCTGGAATGAGTTCAGAAGGCAACACATCTGGCCCAACATGCTCACGCGCTAACGCCCCTCCAAGATTCGTGCCCACGCCAGCCTCTGTGCGAGAGGCCTGCTCAAACGCCTCAGTCGCCATTGCCTGGGCGCCAGGGTCTGCCATCTTGGTTGGGTCTGAGAACGTGCGCTCGAACGCTGCAGCCGCGTCCTGCGCAGGAAGGACTACCCGCCTACCCACAACCTCACCAACCTGAGCGGCACGAGCTGCCGCATCTGGCGCGTAGGCCTGCATGAGTTCACCAAATATCCCCGCCGTGTTCCTCACGCCCGCAGACACAGGCCTGCCGGTGAAGCGCGCCACCCTCATCATGCTGGGGACGAGCGGCGCTGCGGCTGCAAGGATGGCCATTGAGTGAGTCTTGGATACCGCCTCCGGCTCCTTGGCTATAGCGCTGATAAGCCCGACCGTATCATCACCGATATCAATCCAATGCTCGGCGGCATCATCCACAAGAATCTGCTGCTTGCGCCAATCCTCAGACAGGTCGGCCTCGTGCTCAGCCATCCTCTGGCTTTGCCCACGACCGAGCGCCTTGGATATCACCGCGCGCCGGTCAGCCTCGGGCGCCTCACGCCAGAACTCCTTGGGTATGTCTGACCCATACAGCCAGGTGATGAAGTCGATGATGGCGCCGGCAGTGTCGAGCGCGCTCTCAGCCGCCAACCTCAACACCGTGTGCTGGCCGCTCCGACGGATAGCGTCCTCGGCTATGTCATTCTCACGGTCCAGCGCGTCCTTTGTGTCGAGCTCCCACAGCCGGCTGAACTGGCGCCTCTCGCTCGGCGGTATGTTCAGAGAGACCGCGCCGGGGATTATCTCAATGTTCTCCTCGTCACCATCCCACGCATCAGGGTCCCTCGCTGCCGCTTGCTGCATGAAGAACTTGGCCACTCGGCCACTGGCGGTGCCCAACAGCGCCCCGAGACGCACGTATGCCGCCTGCCCTCGAGCCGATACGCGCTCGGGCACCGTCCCGAGCGATGCCTTCTGCTCAGTCGTGAGCCCATACTCCAACCTCCTCGCAGCCTCGAGCGCAGGGTCCCACTCGGAATAGTCACGCGCAGTCAGCGCAGCCATCTCTCCAACTGGGCGCAGCGCTGCCTCAATCGGCTCCATGTCCTGGGCCGAGGGTGGCCTGGGCCTCCCGGCAACACCATAGGGCATGGGTGTTGGGGCGGACTCCGGTGCCAACGCTTGAGGCACTGCCCCAGGTGATGCCCTCAGGGCGCGCTCCGTTGGAGGTAGCCCGAAGCTGAATGGCTGCCCGATATTGTACCTGGCCTGGACCTCGGACGGGGTCGGCGCAGACACTCCACCAGAGATGTCCGGTCGCAACGCTGCGCCATATGGCAGAGGCCTGGTGCCAAGCCGCTGCTGCGGCGCGTCAGCCGAAGTCGGCGCTGCTGGTAGCGGCCCTGGCATGGGCGGCGCTGGGGCAATAGGGGGCGCCTGGCTTACAAGCGGCTCCTCTGACTGGGCGCCCACCAAGGTGTCTGGGTGTGAGGAGTAGGAGTCCAGGCCAAAGCCGCCCAGCAGGCTATGGAAGGACTCCCTTGTACCGCCGAGCCGAGCGTGCTCACCGGCCATCTCGCGGATTGTTGGCATCAGTCAGTGGGTACAGTGAACGAGGGAAGCCCAAACGGAGCCGGGGCGGCCTCAATCTCGTCCAGCGCGTTCTGCGCCGTCACGATGACAGCGATATCGTCCTCAAGCGACTTGATCTTCGCCCTGATGCGCGCTGCTCCTGCACCCCCCTCACCGAGGTTGCGGAGAGATTTCCTCGCCTTGGCAATCTTGGCCTTCTTGTTGCTCACCCTGCTGGCGAGGTCGCTCTTATGTGCTGCGACATTACCGACCGCATCAGAGTAACGCATGCCGACACTGGTAAGCGCTCTCTTGTGTCCTTCCTTCTTCTTGTTGGCGGCCTTCTCCGCGTCAGTCTTGGCGCGCTTCGCCTGCGCCGCTGCGCCCGCCTCTGCGGCCCCGATGGTACGCTCCTCCCTCTTTGCCCCTACGGCACGCTTAACGGCTGCCTCCGAGGCGAGCACATCGACACCGAACTTATTCTTGAGTTCGGCGGCCTTGCCCTCCCCGTAAACACCACGGGCCACCTTGTTGATAACGTCCTTGTAGGAAGACTGCACCTGCGCATCGGACATCTCACCGACCCTTCCGATGCCCACGTTCTTGAGCACCTTGCGCCTGATTCCGTCATCAGCGGCGCCCTCTGCGTCTGCTCCCTTTCTTCGCTTCCCGCGACCCTTGCGGCTGGCCTTGCGCCCCTTGCCCTTCGACACCATGCTGGCGATCTGGCTCACCTCTTTCAGGCCGATAGTGCGCTCGCCCGGCTGTGCCAGCGCGCCCTTCTTGATGGCGTCACGCGCCCTGGCCTCGACCAGTGACGGGGGCTCGTTCGGGTTGGTGATGAAGGAGGCGTAGTCACCCGCCCCTCGAGCCAGCCTCAAGAGCTCACGCGCCTCGGCTTCCTTGCCGCGCGCCATCAGCCCACCGTAGGAGGATGCGAGGTCGCTGATGTTGAACTGCTCACCGCCAAACGACCTATCGAGGAACTCACGTGCGGTCACGGCTGACGGGAGTGCGCGCTCTGCCTGCTCCTCCGAGGCGAGTATCTCTGAGCGAAGCGCTCTCATGCCTGCCTTCTGTATGGGCGCGAACTTCGCCTCCATCTCGGCAGGGATAATCTCGGCAAGCCTCGCCTTTAGCAGTTCCAGCCTCGAGCGCCCCTCTGGGCCCCTCAGCCCCTCGATGAGGGCGGGTATCTGGTCTTCGTTGCCCTCCTGCTTGAGCAGTTCAGCAGCCGCCTCCACGACAGCCTTGTCCTCGGGCGTCCCTAGCGGTGCGCGCTCGATGGCCTCTGTGACGAATGGCAGCCGCTCAACGCCCCACTCCTCCGGCACACCCTCTGTGAGGGTAACCAGTTCTTCGCGAGTCGGCGCAACGCTCGGTGCGTATGAGGGCTCCGTAATGTCGGAGGCGAGTATTCTGGACGTCGCACCCGTATGCTCACCCAGGTCGCTATATGGAACTCGAGATAGTTCGGCGATCTTGCGTTCCTCCTGAGCGCGCCTGAGCGTCTCTTCAAGTTCGAAGGAAGAGGGGAAGTCCTCCGTCAAGCCCTCTCCACGGCGCCGGGAGGTAAACGGGTTATCAGCCAGCGATCTTCGGAGTTCAGCTTCGGCCTCTCGGCGCGCTTGGTCTTCCTGCGCCCACAGCGGGGCGCCTGTGGCGGAGGGGGCCCTTGGTATCGGCACGCCGGTTGCGATGCTCTCGAGCATCTGCTCCTGAGTCATCCCTGGCGCTGCTGACGGGAAGTGACGCATCGGCGTGGTCTGAGTCATCGCCTCAGGTGCGTATCGGGCGCCGTGCAGGGGGTTTCCGCCTGCGAGTCGCGGCTCGTCAGTCCAGCCAACGGACGCAGGGTCTGCGAACTCTGGCTTGACGCCGAACTCGAGCGTGGCTGCGCCTGGCTGCATGAACTTGGCACGCTGCGCAATGGCCTCACGCTGCAGTCTCGCTACAGCCTCGTCATCCGTCTCCCTGAAGTCCTCGTAGATGCCACGACCCAGCCCATACAACCCAGCAGCGGTGCCTACACCGGACTGGATGAGGCTCATGATGTCTGCAGCCTCTTGCGCGCCCGAGCGCTTGGGCGCCTTCGGGCGCCTGAACTTCTGCAGGTGCGGCCTTTGCATGCCGAAGGCGCCTGAGATATCTGGGATGATGCGTGCCATGGTGCCCCTACGCGGTGAGGTAGCCGATATCGTTCATCTGCACAGCGTGCGTGGCGAAGCCGCTCGGCTCCCTAATGGGAGATATCATTCCGATTCGTGCCGCCACGAAACCCGCCTTGCCGGCATCCACGATTTCCGCTATCTGGGCGGGTGTTGCCCTCCACCCGCGCTGCCCGGCCCAGAGCGAGAGACCATCAATGGCCGCTTGGCGCTGCACCGAGTCGCCCAGGTCGAGGCTGCCGAGCTTCGTTGCGACTGAAGCGCCCACTGCGGCTGGCTTCTGTCCTGCGGCGACCATCTCTGAGATCTCAGCGCTGATGTCGGACACGAAGTTGGGCGCGTAGGCCTGCTGCTGCTGTTTGATCTTGCCGATCTCACCAGCCACCTCGGTGTCCACCTTCGCAGCCTCCATCTCAGCTCCCTGCACCGCCTGCTCTGCCGCCATCTGCTGCGCTGCGGAGGCGATGTCTTGCCGCATCTGCGCGGTGCCGCTGCCGCCGCCTGCGCCACCACCTGTGGCAACGCCTGATCCGCGAGACACAGATGCGCGCTGCGCCTGGATATGGCGGAGCTGGTTACGTGCTTCCGCTGCCGCCTGCCGTAGCTTGCCAGGGGCCCTCCCAGCGACGCGCTGCTGCGTCTTCAGGGCGCCTATCGCGGACTGCGCCTGTGGTCCTGAGAGGAACCGGTTGGCTGCGACGCCCTCTTTGATTGTGCTGATCCCGCCTTCTTCTGGCATCTCTTACCTCACACCAAATGGGTCTTGCCGATAATGTACACCCAGATTCCGCCTGAGCCGAGGATCATGCTCTCTGCGGTATACCCGGTAGCGATGTTGGTGCCGGCAGAGTCACCGATCCTGCCACGCACCTCAATCCATTGCTCTTGTCCAGCTGTCGCACCAGCGCCGCCGCCCACGTTCGTCCTCGACGCAGTCGCGCTTGTGCCTCGCCCCACGAACACCGGCTTGCCCTGGACACCGTTGAATCCGATGCCAGCAGCGCCGACCAGGTCTGCGGCGTGGAGCTCGAGGTTTGCTGGCCATGGAATGGTTTGGAGCGTGGGGCCAACGAGGCCGTTCCCTACCTTTGGCATCGTGCCTGGTGCGCCGTGCTGGATTCTGTCAACTGCAGCGCCAGCCCACGCGGCAGAGGTAGGGTCGCTTATCGTCTTGCTGGCGATCTGTGTGTAGTTGTAGTTGTCGCCACGCATGCCTGTCCCGATGCCAACCCCTATCTCACACCTGAAGGTGCCGGGGGTGAGGCCCGTCGCCAATATGCTCGGTAGGTTCATGATGGGTTCGCGTAACCCGGTGGCCACGTCGTACCACTCGAACTGCATCCAGTTGTAAGAGAAGATGACGTGATGGATCGTCATCGGTGACTCGATGGGGATGTAGCGCCTGTCTATGATGGAGTCCGTCCCGCTGACGATGTAGGGCTCGTCAAGCCAGTCGTCTGATACTCGCCCTCCCCACTTGCCGTTGTTGAAGAGGGGCACGCTGAGCACGGTGTAGGCGGCGGAGTCCTTTATCTCCTCGAGCATGGGCACGTCAGCGTCCATCTTGTAGCCGCCGTGGAGCTTACGCCTACTGAACTCGTCGATGACGGCCAGCACCGTCTGCGTGCCCAGGGTTGAGGCGCCAGCGTCATTGGCAATGATGACATCACCCGCTGCAGGGGTGGCCCCGATGAGCGCTCGTGAGGTCGAGGAGTTGATGCCCGCGCCCGTAGTGCCGGCAGCGGCGTGTGTGAGGTTCTTGTTCTGCTCTCCCAGGTGCCGGTTGGGGATGTTCTGTATGGTGCCGCCCTCGTCCCTGGACGTGAGGCGGCCGAGGAACCGCATCGACACCTCTACAGACACAAGCTCAGCGCCTTCGGTGAGCCCGCCCCCGCTGGACAGGTCTGGCCCTGATATGACGAAGGTGTAGCTCTTGTACGGGTCGATGGCCTGGTTGAGCTCAGAGGCGACCCATGGGTTCAGCCTGAAGAAGCTATCACCCGTGACGATGGGGTTGATGGTGCCAGACCATATGAGGCGCCCAGGGCTAAAGTCCGTGGTTGCAGTGCCCTCGAACCACGCCAGCTTCTTCTCGTATATGGAGAGTTCAACGGTGAGCCGGCTCTGCATGTCGTATGAGATCTTGCCCTCGTCTGCGCTGGTTGGCACACCGCCGCCGCCAGTGCTCCAGTTGGACACAATCGCTGCGGGCTCGAGGCGCTGGTCGAACGAGAAGCTCACCTCGTCGAGGATGATGTCAGGCGCGGTGTCGCTAATGGTGGGCACCTTCCCAACGCGCGGGTCCGTTGTGTAAACCATGTCCTCCTGCAGCGGAGGGAGCACGAACGGGATGCCGTGAAACGCCCTACCGCCAGTTGGCCCGGCGGTGCGGTTGGTTGCCGCAGAGAGGCGAGGCACCGACAGGTTGACCCTGAATGGCGCGTACTGGCTCGTGAGCTGCTCGGCCTCGATGTTCGCCGCTGTCATCTGCGTCTGCGCTGCTGATGCAGGCGTGAACACATGCTCGGTGACGAGCTTCGCTCCTCTGGCCAGCTTCTTTCGGGTGATCTTGGCCATTAGAGGGACTGCACCTCCTCAAGCACAGTGAGCGTGATGCTCCATGCCTGGAGATACCACGGGTCTGCGCCCCACGTCCCCCGCGTGTAGACCGTACCGTCATAGAGCGGGATGGAGACCGCGAGCCTGACGCGCGCCTGCTCGTGAATGGGAATGTTAAGGTCTCTGAACTCCACAATCCTGCCACCCAAAGCGCGTGTGTCGGCCACTCCGGTTGAGTCGTAGTGCGGTGTCATATCTGTCCACCCCACGGCGCTGGGGCTCGGCGCAAGCAGCGAGAACATCTCCTCGTTGACCCCCCACTGGGTTCGAGTCACCTCCACGTCGGTCAACTCAGCATCTTCTGGAGAGCCTGGGTTCATCACGTCGAGCACCAATGGAACGTCCACGGTATTGTCTGTGGGCGTAAACCCAGGCGGGGGCCCGGCCCCGCCACCGAGACCAGTATTGTTGTAGGTATACGGGACCGGAACAACGGCCGGATCGCGCGTGCCGGTGTATGGCCTCGCTGCTGTGGCGCCGCCATCGATATGCATCATCACGCTGACCCCATACAGGATGGCAGGCCTGCTGAAGTGGAACATCCGCGTCCAGGCGAACTGGTCGCCGAGGCTCGCGGTAGCCCCCACAGTGCTCTGGAAGTTCTCTATCCCCGGGACCATCGTCCCCTTGAAGCGCAGAATATTGAACGGCGCTCCCTCCACGCTTGAACCGAGAACGTCGTCATTGCGCATCTTGAGCCAGGGAAACCTTCCGTACTGGGCAGACGCGGAGCGATCCTGGGGGTTAAAGCCGGCGTGATACTGGGTCGCAACAAACCGCTGCTTGGTGTTTCCCTTGTCGAGCTCGTTGATTCCGCCAACGACTTCACCAACGGCTTTTTCAAGGCGCGAACCATCGATCGTCGTTCCATCATAGAACAGCTCCTTGGTCAGGTTTCGAGGCTGTCGGCGCCAGGCCATTAGACGTTCCCCGTTCCGGTTGCGGTGCCGCCCGCGAAGAGCGTGTTGCCGGTCTTGTTGTAGCAGAACGCTATCTGAACGCTAGCTGCGGGACCGCCATGCGACACCACGGGCTGCGCTGTCGTGGCGCTACCCCTGAATACGCACCCGAGCAACACCACCTTGGCACCCGCGTCCACTGCCACAACGGAGGTGGCGCTGGTGAGCGGCCTCTCAAACGTGCAGCCGCGAAAGACTACCGTGGCGGGCGACTTGACGTTGACGCAGTTGTCGCCCTCGTCAGTGGATACGGTGATGTTTTCGATCACCGCATCGTTCTCCACCACCAGCCTACGTGTAAGCGCCGCGCCTGGGGCGACGCCCTGCAGTGCGGTGTCCTCCTTGTCGAGCACGCTGCCACCATGCTCACCGGGCGCCAGGGCCAGCGCATTGCCCTTGAGCAGTCGCTCCCGGAATGACTCCCCAGGCAGCACCAGGCCGAGAGCATCCACGGCATCCGCCACGCGCCTGCGCACGACCTCGTTGTGCTCGCGGAAGCGGTTAGACTGCTGGCGGATGCCGCGCGCTATCAGCTCGTTGAGGCTCATCTACCCCTCCTGCGCCTGCCGGCTCCGACGATGCGGTAGAGCAGCTTGACGCTCTCGAGCTTGAGTCTTTCTGCGGGGTTACGCATGAACCCGAACAGCATGGTCGCCACGCTGTTGCCCTTCACCGAGTCTGAGGTGGTGATCTCATCAACCTGCTCGTCACCAATGAGGCACGCCTTCTGCTCGAACGTCGTGGTGGCAGGGTTTCCATACGCTGCGTATGTGGCGAAGTTCGCCTTCTGCATGGCCGAGCCGCCAGCCCTGATGCGGTCTCGGATGGTCTCTTCTGTCATGGCGGTGGGGTAGAGGTTGGTGGTGATGCTGACGGGGCCGGTGAAGGTGGTGCCACCCACGTAGTCAACCGTCTGCGCCATCCAGGTCTTCAGGTCAGCAGCCATCATCGTGTTGAACTGGCCCTGCGTCCATCCGCCCGTGATGTCGTAACCCTGGTCATGGCTCAGCAGCCTGACGCTCAGCCCTCGAGCCTTCAGCCTTGCGTCTTCTGGCAGCCCCACATCTTCCGACATGTACGCCCAGTCGACCGGCTGCGCCACCGAGTCCTCCTTGCGCACATCAACCAGGCGCCACTCCCGCCATGTCAGTAGATCTGTGATGCTCGTTGTTGGCGCACCGTCTGTCAGCGTACACCACGCAACACCGGCCTTTGCTGCGATCCCCATGCCAGAGACATTGAACGTGTTGGAGATGGTCTGCATGGGTATGTACCCGAGCAGGTTCAGCCTCTCTGGCACCACATTGAGCTTGGGTGTGTGTGTGTGTGTGCTTGCTGCGCCATCCCAGATCATGTGGATGACGTTGCCCCCTCTGTTGGCAACACCGGCACCAGTCTCACACTGAGCGGTCGTCCACGCCGCCGTAGACCCCTGCCTCTCTGCTGGCAGGATGAGGTTCAGGTTGGTGCTCGTGAGGGCGTCTGTGAAGATGGGGCGCCAGTGTGAGCTATCGAAGGCGAAGGTTATCTCAACCTTCTCGATGGCAGCGGTTGCGGGGTTGTTCGAGAAGTAGGGCCCAGGAACCAGGTACACCGGCATGAGCACGGTCCTGGCAGGCGCTGCCGGTGCAGACTCACCGTTGGGCACAGCGGCCACTGCGGTGCCTCTGAACTTGTACTGCTGCTCGACCGTTATCCACTCTCCCAGCACAAGCGTCGACTGCTTTGAGCCAGACGCACCGCCACCGTACATGAGGTACTTGCCGGCGATGGTGCGGTAGTCCTCGTCATCCACGCTGCGGTCGATGGCTCCGCCGCGACCGTACTCCAGGATGTAGGCTGACATCGAGGTGGTGTCATCATCCACGGGGGTGGAGCCAGCGTCTCCGTACAGCGCCGCATCGGTCAACGCCTGAACATCTGTTGAGCCCACGAGGTAGAGCTGCTTATCAATCGCCACTGGCCAGGGGCTAAGGATGTTCTTCACGGCGCCGACGTTAGGCACAGCGGCTGTAGAGGTGTTGGACTCGTATGTCCACAGCGACCACTGCTCACCCGAGAAGCAGAGCGACACGTTCTCATCTGGCAGCGTCACCAGCACAGCCTCTAGAAGCTCACTGAACACAACGGACGCGCCCTTTGTCTTCAGCGTGATGACGCTGTTTCGCTGCGGCAGCGTGATGTTGATGGAGCCTGTCTCAGCCGTGGTGCTGGTGAAGAAGCTCGTGGCGGGGTCGGTGATGAAGTCCGTGAACAGTGGCGCGATGTCTGCCGAGATGGTCTGCACCTCGAGCCCACCGCCCGAGAGGTGTACACCTGTGCTGCTCAGCCAGACCGCTGCGCTGTCCTTCTTGGTCACGCACGACTGAGAGACGCACCCGATGCTGTCTGAGATTCGCACCGGCTCGAGACCGCCTGAGGCGATGGGGTCGTCCGAGCGGGTGCTCGGTTGGTATGCGAAGGTCTCACTCTCAGTGAAGATGTAGATGCTCTGCCCCATCGGGACCATCGCGGTGATCTGCCTGTCTGTCGGCACGATGATGTAGTCGATGTCGATGAACGACGTGGGCCTATCCTTCTGAGAGAAGAAGACCTCCCGGCCATTACCCGCCACAACGAGCCTTCCGCCCCATGACGTGAGCGCCAGCGGCGATGGGATGCCTGACTCGGTGCGGTAGTTGTAGGCGTCTGTGAAGGCGCCTGGCGACGGCTTGACCCTCCAGATCATGGACGACTCGGCGTAAGGCGGCGCCCACTTCTCAGGGTGAGCTCCAGAGACGAACCTGCGCCTGTTACCCCTGAACGTGCATGGCGTGTAGGCGTACAGGTCTGTGGCTGGAGAGCCGAAGTACACGGTATCTCTGACCTCTGTGAACGAGAACGTCTCCTCGCTCGTGGCCAGCACCCAACTCTGGAAGTCGCGGTTGAAGTTCGTCTCGTACAGCCCGCGACGCACCTCCAGGTCCCGCTTATCGGTGCCACCCTCGGACGTGTGCCTGTACAGCGGCTCCTCCCACCACTCCCTGGTGGTCACGTCATAGACGTTGACCATGTAGACGTTGGCTATCTGAGCGCGGAAGGAGTCCACCTCGGAGGTGTACACCCTGGCCTTGAACAGGCTGATGATTTGGTCGTGGCCGAAGTCCGTATGGATAGCGTAGCTGCCGAGGTGCTTCTGGTAGCCCCACGGGGTAGACGCGCCATCGATGTTGTGCGTCATGCGGCAGTCGAACTGCGTGAGCTGACCGAAGCCCTGACGCACCTCCCAGGCGCCATAACGGCGCAACATGTTCAGCGCGAAGCTCCCCTTGGAGGGGCGGTCGTACTTGATCCCGCCGGTCAGGATCTCGGCTTCGTCATACTTGACCGCCACCTACATCCACCTTACGTCAACGACGCTCTCCACAACCCCGCCTGAGCGGGCCTCCAGGTACGCGCGCAACTGCTCGATACGTCGACCGAGAAGCACGTTGAGTTGCTCGTTGGCGGCGGCATCTACGATGGCGTAGCGCAGGTAGGACACCAGCGCGATGATGTCGTGAAACCGCGTCAGGTCATCGATATACGTCGCGCCGAGACCGGCCCAGTTCACGCTCGGCTCAGGGATGTAGTCGATGCGGATGAACATCGTCATCGCCGCAGGGAAGAGCAGTTCAGTCCCGCGCAGCGTGTAGTTTGCCCTGTAGTCGTAGGTGCTCGTCGCAGAGACAGACGGCCTTAGTGTCTCAACAATGTTGTCAGGCAGCGCCAAGCTCTCGATCTGATAGATGTTCACCAACTGATACAGCCGGTTGGTCGCGGCCGACCCAAGGATGGGCGTGGCGCCTGCGGCGAGGTCGAGGAGCCGCGCGTCAGACAGAGAGTACGTCTGGCTCCGGGAGTAGATGTAGGGGTCCATCTCGGTGACGATCGCGCGGAAGTCGTCGTACCCGCTCTCGAGCCAGATGGACAGTTGAGCATCGTTGACGAACGTCTGATCAGGCTCGTCCATGTAGAGCCGGAACGCTGCGGCGACCTCGTTAACCAACATCAGACGCCCCCTTGAGTCATCGCGCCAGGCAGCCCCGGCAGGTTCTGCCCCTCAGTCGGGAAGGGCACATCGGCAAGAGGGTCCTGCACTGGAGCAGGCTCAGCCACCGGCATCATCTGCGGCGCCGTCTGCGCGGGCTGCGGAGGGGACTGGTGCGGCGAGACCGTTTGAATCTGAGAAGCCGCCTGGTACTCAGCCTCTGGCGCCCCGAACATCGTGATATCCTTGATGATCTGAGCGATGTACTCCTGCGTCTCTGGCGCCAGGTCGTAGTAGGGCGGCGACTGCACGTACTCGCTGAACACCTTGGTGAACGCATTCAGGTCGTCAGTGGGCAAGATCTCGATGAACTCACCCATGATGACAGCCTGCAGCATGTCGCGCGCGTGGCTGATGGCGACGAACTCGTCGGTCTGGTGCTTGTTGAAGGTGCGGAAGTTGATGGAATCACGCGCTTCATCAGGCGTCATGAGGCCAAGCTGCACCATCTCGAGCACGCGGGACTCTCGGTGCGAGGCGTCGACCTTGAACAGCGTGTTGGCGTCGATGTAGACCTCTGGGTCATCGACGATATCTGTGTTGGAGATGGCCTTCCACGCAGGAGCGCCAGCGTTGTCGAGCATCTTGATGACCCTGCGCTCAGTGTAGTGCCGCTTCATGAGCAGCAGCGCAGTGAGCATCGTGTCCTCGATGGCGGAGATCATCTCATGCTGAGTGGTCAGGAGCTGGGCGGAGTCCTGCTGCGTCAGCGTGCGAGCGTGAACACCGGACTTCACCCCGGCCTCTCTGCGACCCAGCGTGATGCCGTGGGCACCCGAGACGTCACTCATCTCATCCCTCAACAGGGATGGCTCTCGAACCACATGCGCCGGGAGCTGTTGCGGTGAGGCCGGCGTCGGCGGACCACCGCCTGGGGTGTACCTGATGACTCCGCCTGGCTTGTTCATCAGGGTGCCCTTACGCACATCGGCTGTGCGGGGGACGAGCCATGGCGGGTTGCCCATGAGGCGAACGTTGGCGTGGATCTGCGTCCTGGTGCGGTTGTAGAGCTGCTGCAGGTCTGAGATCTGCACCATGGGGCCCTGCCCCCACAGGTCCCCCTGTATGACATGGTAGCGCACGAGGCGGAGCGGGAAGGTGTCGCGCACGTCCTCGCTGAACTCCGTCTCCAGGTAGAGGTCGCCGCTGATGCATGCGTGTCGACCGTCTCTCCAGTAGACCTCGAACACCTCGATGCGACCGTCAGGCGTGTAGTCCTGAAACGGATACTTCTCCCGGTCACCACTAGAGGAGAGCCCCTCGATCTTGTCAGCCTTGTCTGGGTAGGTGTCCTTGAGTTCAGCCTTGGTGGAGAAGCTGCGGATGGCGCACCATCTGGCCTCAGACGGGTCGTGAACGCCTGGCTCGTAGAAGAGGTTGAACGGGCTGATGACGTTGCAGCGGACGCGCCCCATAACCTTCTTGCTGCCCACCACCTTGTCGGGCTTCGGGCCCTCCAGGTCCTCGTCACCAGGCATCGAGTTGGCAGCCGCTGTGACCTCGTACCCTGGCTCGTAGTAGGTGTGCAGCCCGCAGTTGCCGGTCTGCGCAAGCCAGCGCACCGCCTCCTGCCACTTGCGCGTCTGCTTCTCCGAGAGCCAGAAGTATCGAAGCGCCATCTCACTGGCCGTAGCCTTGGTGATGTCGTCGATGGTGTCGCTCGCCGGGATGACCACCGGGGTGGGGATGTCGAGGGTGAGCCTGGAGATGATGCTGCGCTCGATGTTCATCATCTGGTTGACGGTGACTCGCACCTCGCCTGGGTCACGGCGGATGTTGCTGTAGGAACTGCTTCGCCTGTCCCAGTACAGCCACTGGTCTCCTCGGAGCATGCGGATGGCGGCGGACCACTCTCTGTCCTGCCTGGTGCGCTCACTCTTGGAGCGGGACAGGCGGCTCTGCATGTCTGTCGGAAAGCGCGCCACGGCTACTGCCGCCTCTGCCGAAGCAGTTCGATGAGCTCTTCATATCCGCTCGGGCGTGGTGCGGTGAAGGCTTGCGTTGCGGCGGGTATCGCTTGGCCAACGCCAGCGACGGTGCGCGCGGGGTCTCCAGCGGCTACGCCCTCGATGGCCTGCCCGAGAGCACCGCCTGCCGCCATACCGGCAGACGCACCAGCCAGCCCCGCTCCGAGACCACCGACAGCAGCGGGAGCGGCAGCAGCGAGGCCACCGGCAGCAGCGGCAGCAGGAGCGGCGGCAGCCAGCCCGAGACCACCTGTGAGTCCACCAGCGACGCCGACGCCCACCGGGAGCAGTATCTTGGTCAGGAAGTCATCCCAACCGAAGCCCCCCTGGTCCTTCTGAGCTCGCATCTGAGCCACCCGCTGTCGTCTCGCGCTGATGTCATCCATCATTGAACTCCTGCCGGATCGACTCGAGTAGCCCCACTTCTTGCGCCTCATCCTGCCGCATCGACCGCTCTCTGTCGATGAGTAGCCACAGGAAGTAGCCCAGCTCAATGAGCACACAAGAGGCGATGAAGTAGAAGAGGTCTTGCATATAGAAAGGGGTGGAGCGCCAAGGGGATTCGGCGCTCCACCCCTGCACCTTGCTGGAGGGCTAGGTGGGCGTGATGCCGGTCAGGATGACCTGCGCGTTGGGCCGCTTGCAGCAGATGTTGTACCGGTGCTTCCAGAAGCCCTCGTAGGCGTCCTGGCC